TCTGTGACGGGTTTGTTGATAGGGAATGGCACGGTCTCTCCTAGAGGGTTAAGGGGACAACGGTTGTCCCCTTGGGTTACTGGTCAGCGTAGTCTTCCTCAGATGCGTTGAGCACCCACAGGGCGGCCGCAAGGCCGGGGCTGGTGTATCGAATCTGGTGGATGGTGCCTTGCCACCCAATCAGGTAGCGCCATTCAGCCTTGGGGCCGGGCACTTGCATGGCAATGAGGGTCTCGCCTGTGTTGAGCGTCACCTCTTTACCCATCTGGGCAAGGGTGAGTTGAGCGGGGGTGAGTTGGCGCATGGGGGTCTTTCAGTTGGGGGTGACTTCGACCAGATGGTCGAGCTTGAACGCACGCATGCGCATGGTTTGGCAGTTGAGCGCTTTGTGGGCGCTGGACTTTTTGTACACGGTGTCGCCGTAGATGAAGGTGTCGCCTATATCAAGGCCACCGAATAGGGTGCGGATTGTGTGCATGAGAAGCTCCTTTTGACACGTGGATGAACACCGGGCAAGCCACGCTCGCACGGCATTCGGGAAAAACTGAAGGGGACAACCGTTGTCCCGGTCAGATTGCGGCCTTGAAAGCACGCTTTTGCGCTGGGGTCAATTCCTCAAAACGCTTGAGCAGCGCCGCCACCGGGTCAATCTTGCCAGACTTGCGGGCAGCAGCAGCACGGGCAGCAGCACCAGTGGCTACATCGACAAGGTACTTAACCCGGCGATGCTCAGGCGTGTCCTTAACAAAGATCAGCTCATTACCCAAGCGGCTTGGGTGTGGTGCCGTGCCTGTCTGCTCGGCCACATATGCCACGGCAAAGGGCTTGATGTCTGCGCCAACAATACCGGCCTTGGCGAGGGCTTCTGCCCACTTGTCGGACTGGGTTTCTATCTGTACGAACACCTTGGATGCGGCGGCGTAGGCGACGGTGTTCATGGCGATGAACGCCTGAACTTGTTTGGATGCTTTGGACATTTGAGTTTCTCCTAGAGGTTGAATGAACGGGACAACCGTTGTCCCGTATCGGCCGGGCTGTTCCCTAACCGATGCCTCTACTGTACGAAAGGGGGTGAAAATCAGGGGGTTTGAGGCAGGGAAGTCAGGGGGCGGCGAACCCACCGTACCCCCATCACCCCTTTTTGACGTGGCATTGGGCACTTCGTATGAACACTGTTTGGCACCCGTTCCCACCAGTTTGTAAAATCTTTGACAAAACACCCACCCCAAAAAAATTTCTAAAAAATTTCTAAAAATCCGGTACACTAAAGCCATCATGAAAGCAACCGCTCTTCCTCGACCGATTCAAACTGGGTGTAATGTCAGCCCGGTAGACGGCCGCCCTTGGAAGGCGGAGGCCGCAGGTTCAAATCCTGCCACCCAGACCAATTCAAATAGCAGCTCCAATACGTCAAACTCGACGTATTGATCCCCGTCACGCGGGGATGCGGCGCAGAAGGTGTGGCGCAGCAGACTGTAAATCTGCCGCTCAAAAGGCAAGTTGGTTCGATTCCAGCCATCCCCACCAAACCTTCAATCCCCCACAGTTTTTCCTCGATAGCTCAGTCGGTAGAGCGCGGCACTGTTAATGCCGTTGTCGGTGGTTCGATCCCACCTCGGGGAGCCAAGCCCTTGTAGCTCAGTTGGAAGAGCACCCGCCTTGTAAGCGGGGGGTCGCGGGTTCGATTCCTGCCGGGGGCACCAAGTTTCGGAAGGTGATGCAGCGGGGATGGTCCTGCGACCGGCCTTGAAAACCGGGTTCTCCTAACGGGGATGGGGTTCGACTCCTCCGCCTTCCGCCATTTTGTTTCCCTCATCAATGAGGGTGACATCCGGAAAGTTGGCCGAGTGGTTAAGGCAGCAGGTTGCTAACCTGTCGTTCCGAAAGGGGCGCGTTGGTTCGATCCCAACACTTTCCGCCATAAAAAAAACCCCCCGGCGCAAACCGGGGGGCTTAGTGGGTCACCCCAAGGAGAAGCAATGCCTTGCGGCCCTGCCAGAATGAAGTGTACACTCTGGCCAAATCTACTTCAAGCGCAAAATCACCGCACTCGCTATGCTGGAACACCTGATCTCGTCAGAACTCGACCCCACGGTCTTCATGGAAATCCCTGAAGACTTCATTCCCGTGGAAAAAGCGCCAGCAGCAAAGGTGATCGACGCGCAAGTGAAGACGGCCGATTGGCTCAAGGGCCTTGGGCTCGACGACACCAAAGCATCCGACAACGCCCAGACCGAGACCGCCCGCGCAGCATTTGCTGCGCTCACCACCGGCTCCACCCCCGCATCCGTTCAGTTAGCGCTCACTAACATAAAAGCGCCTGCCGCAGTACAGCACCTTGTTGGGATGCTGACGGCATATGACTGGGAGTTCGTCAATCAGGCCAAGGAGCTGCGCGGCTACGTGGTGGCCAAGATTTTGGACGACTGCGAGAACCCCAACCCGAACATCCGGTTGAAGGCTTTGGGGCTTTTGGGCAAGGTGACGGAAGTCGGGCTGTTCACAGACAAGATCGAGATCAAGAAAACGGACATGACCGAGGCGGAAATCGACAAACGCCTCAAGGAAAAGCTGGCCAAGTTCATGGATGTGACCGACGCGGACGTCACGGACATCGTGGAGATCACACCACCCAAAGGCGAAGATGACGGCACCGACCACGCTGACGCCTGAGCAGGCCGCCGCCCTGTACCGCAACCTTGGGAAGATGACGCCCGAGGAAAAACTCGAGGCATTGGAGCTGTTGGACAAGGCGCAGGCCCACCAACAAAAGAATTTGGCCCGATCCGACATGCTGGAGTTTGCCAAGGCGGTCTACCCGGGGTTCAAAGTGGGGCCGCACCACCGCAAACTGGCCAAAATCTTCAAAGAAGTGATTGCTGGGACCAAAAAAAGGGTCATCATCAACATCGCGCCACGGATGGGCAAGTCAGAATTCAGTTCATACCTGTTTCCTGCCTTCTTTTTAGGCAACTTTCCCAACAAGAAGATCATCATGGGCACCCACACGGCCGGTTTGTCGGAAGACTTCGGCCGCCGGGTGCGAAATTTGCTGGCAGACGAGGATTACCGTGGCCTTTTCCCCAACACTCAAGTGGCAGACGATCAAAAGGCTGCCGGTAAGTGGTCTACAAGCGATGGTGGTCAGTATTACGCTGCTGGTGTCGGCGGTGCTCTTGCTGGGCGTGGTGCTGATCTGTTTCTTATCGATGATCCCCACTCGGAACAAGACGTCAAAGCAAACTCACGTCTAGCGTTTGACACGGCGTGGTCGTGGTTTCAGACCGGCCCGCTGCAGCGCCTGATGCCGGGCGGGGCGATCATCATTGTGATGACGCGCTGGGGCAAGCTGGACCTGACCGGGCGGCTGATCGACTACCAAGCCAAGAACCCAGAGGCCGAGCCATGGGAGATCGTGGAGCTGCCAGCGATCCTCAACGAAGACACGCCCAACGAGAAGTCGCTTTGGCCAGAGCAGTGGCCACTGGCCACCCTCAAGGCGACAAAGGCCAGCATCGACCCACAGTACTGGAACGCCCAGTACATGCAGCAGCCCACCAGCAACAACGCGGCGATCGTCTCACGCAAGTCTTGGCGGGTGTGGGCCGGGGATGACCCGCCGCGCTGCGACTACATCATCCAGAGCTGGGACACCGCCTTTGAGACCACCACCACGGCCGACTATTCTGCGTGCACAACGTGGGGGGTGTTCTACAACGAAGAGGAGCGTGATCAGGCGCAGATCATTCTGCTCGACGCGTTCAAAGACCGCATGGCCTTTCCGGAACTCAAGAAGATCGCCTTCAAACATTACCGGGAGTGGGAGCCTGACGCGTTCATCGTGGAAAAGAAGGCGGCCGGTGCGCCGCTGATCCAAGAGCTGCGCGCCATGGGCATCCCCGTGCAAGAGACAAACCCAAGTCGGGGCAACGACAAGATCGTCCGACTCAACGCCGTGGCGGACTTGTTTGCGTCGGGCATGGTCTGGGCTCCGGACACCCGCTGGGCGCGCGAGGTGATCGAGGAAGTCGCTTCGTTCCCCAATGGCGACAATGATGACTTCGTTGACACCACGTCTCAGGCACTGTTACGCTTCCGCCAAGGCGGCTTCATCGTGCTGGACTCGGACGAGCCAGAAGACAAGCGGTACTTCAAGCAGCGCCGCGCCGCATACTATTAAGGAAACATGATGAGCACCCCAGATCAAGCACTGCAAGAGTTTGAGGCGATGACAAAACCGTTGATCGCTTGGCTCAACGAAAATGGAAACCCCCACACAACGATTCTGATCACCCCCACGACTGCAGAAGTGCTCGAAGGGCGGCTCTGTTTCTACACCGACGAATTT